GCCTTCATGGAACGTGCCAGTCCTGGGCCATTGGCGGGTGCTTGACCAGGCGGGTTCATATCCTTGCTCCAGCACCCATTCACCGGAACTGATGGCGTCCGTGTTATGGAAAGGCACGTCTGTAATGGCACGGACAACCGTGTTGCTGTCTACGTTGGTAATCCTGGCGCGGCCAAAATTTTCAGAGTTCTCGCAATACTGTCCTACATGACTATCAATTTGAAAAGTGGTGTCGCTAGATGGGGTGGTTGTCCAAGCCACAGACACGGTTGCCACTTTTGTGCCGCCGTCATAATCAGAAATGACGCGAGTCTGTCCTGGGCCGGTGCCGCCAGTCGTCCGAATTACAGAACCATTATAAATGTCATCTGTGCTAGATGCACCGCTGTCCAGGGTGATGGTGCTACTGGCCCCAGCCTGTGCCGTATTGCTACGGCCATCATGGAAAGTTGCTGCACCAGCCGTCAGTTTAATGTTGCCGGTAACGCTGTCAGGGGTCAGCGTTGTCGATGGGCTGGTCTCTGACAGATTGAACGCATATTTTGGCACATAATCGAAAGTTATGTCTGCCACGGTCCAAGTGGTATTGGTTGCCCCCCGCACAATTTTAAGCGGGTGCATGGTTTCTTCAAAAATTATCAACGTGTCAGCTGATTGAGTAAACCACAGGTTAGATAGCCGGGCAGAGGTTAGACCGTCTGTGACGCCCGACACAGAAGAAGAGCAATCTAAGTAGTTGTTGCCGCTTCCGTTAATGTTCGTCTGCAAGGTGCCGTTGGCAAAAATATATGCACGGGTGCCGCTGAACAGAAACATAAAGGTCTGGCTGGTTGAAAATGTGAACGGCACCAAACGCACACCACTTTCGGGCGTAGCAGTTGACGGAATGGTGAAGTGATATTTTAGGCCGGGTCTGCGCTCTATTGCACCGTGCGGTTTGCACACAACATTTCTGGCACGTTCGAGTGCGCTTTCGTATTGCTGGAGATCAATGCGGCCCCGCAGTTCAGGGTTGATCTCACCGACAGAAAAGTTGGTCTGAACTTTAATGACTCGCGGCATGATTAACTCAACGTCAATCGTGTATCGATTAGCGGGTAATCTCCAATAAATTGAGTGCCGCTACCCATGCCATCAATCCCTGCGGCCTGGCGAAAATATCCTCCCCGGCCCCCTTCGGATGGGTTGCCAAATCCAAGACGCTCATAATGTACTGCTTTGGAAACCTGATCTGTGACCGGTTCAGCAATGTGCATTGCCACGGCGTATTTGACCAGCTGCACAAAATAGCTGGGCATCTCTGCTTCGAGTGGCCTTTTTTGATAGTCAACCGTGATGGTGTTTTGGTCTGTTAGAATCTCACCTTCGTACACTTCCCACCCGGCGGTAATGGGTGAAGCGCCAACAGATGACGATGAAAAAACAGCCCGTGGCGTTTTCGTCAAACTGTCTGACGGCATGGTGTAGGCAAAAGACCACTCGTTGACCGGGCTGGCAGAACTTCGTTGTAAGTCCTGTTTTACCAAACTGAACGACCATGGATACATAGTAAGGCACATATCCCGAATGTCGGGATAGAGTTCAGCGCAGACGTTTGCTTGAACAGTTCCATCTGCAAAGCTGCTGATGGTGTTCTCCCCTAAAAGGGTAAGCGCGTGGCTGCAAATGGTCACATCTGTGTCATTAATCGCCACGCGCTTACTCCAGTTTTAGCCGACAGGAAAGGGAAGTGGTGAGGAGAGAAACACACACCCGTCAGCTATTTGTCTTAGTCGCTGTCCGTTTCAGCCACGGCGGTGCCGTCACTAACATCGACCACGCCGCTGGCGTTGCTGAGAACGCTCACGATGTGAAGTGTTGGGGTATTACTATCCACAACGAAGATAATATCCCGAACATTCAGCAACGTAGATGCGCTGTTGAAATAAGCAGCGGTGTTGACCGTGGCAATTGCGTCAGTAGACGTGTAAGTCCACACTTGAGGCGCTTGCCCAGCTTTGCCACCACCACCGATTAGGTTGAGGCCGTCTTTGCTATAAGCCATTTTCTACTATTCCCGTGCTGTAAGTTGAACAATGCCGGTGGCGTCGATAGCAATCGCACCAGCTGACAGAACACAGTTAGTGAGCCAGGACATTCTCTCCGGCACATAATTGATTTCCGTCTTAGGCGCGATACCTTCGGCATAACCAACGGAGTCTTTGTGCCAGGCAAAGCAGGTCCGGTCAGATGAACCATCGATGGCCAGGCCACCTTCGTCCATGTCACCGATCATGACGATCTTGAATCCCAGGAAGTTATCGATCTTCCCGTCTGTCATTGCCTTGTGCAGCACATAGTCCTGGCTTGCCGCTTTTTCTTCAGCCAGCAAAGCCGACAGACCGTCAGCTGAGATCGCCATATAACGATCAGACTGCGGTACGTTTTTGCCGTTAAGCAAACGCCCGGCTTCCAGAACTTTAGACACGTTGATGTTGGTGTTTGAACCACCAATGCTGTTGGCCACCGTCAAAGAAGTGCTGGACGCTGCCAGCGCATCAAGAACGATTTGGTCAGCCCTGCGGCCAATTGCTTTGCCCAAAGTTTGGGTAAGCTCCTGACGCTCATCAAAGTTGACTTTCGCATCGTCAAACATGGAAGTGTATTCCGGAGCCGCATAATCGGTCAGCGTTGCGGTCACATTTGAGTGCGTGACGTTCAGCGCCGATACTTGCGATTGAGGAACAACGACCTGCGCTTGGGCAGATGCAAGTTTTGGAAATTGAACCGTACTTGAGCCTACCCCAGTACGGGTGCGGATTGTGCCAGCCAGCTTCCGCTCACCTTGATAAATGTGGTGAACTTCAGCTTCAAACTGCTTCACAAACTGCTGTGAGAGAGTTGATGCCATTTAAAAATGAACCTCGTTTGAGTTGAAAAATTTAGCGCAACAGGTAGGACTAAATTTTAGTCGGCTGTTATAAAACCGACCGGCCTCAAACAGAGGGTAGGGTCTAATTCAGTTGTAATCAGAAACACGATTCCATTACAAGATGAACATTTTGTGGATGTGCGTTTTGGCACTAATTAGCATAGGCCCGTTCATACATTGCGGTTACCTTTTTGCGGAAGGCACTATCCGTATTGTACCTTGGGTCACCCACCATTTCGCGCAGTTCTGACTCTGTGGGCATATCCTCTGCATCTGGCGTGACGTGAACCGGGATATCTTTCTCACCGTAGAAGTTACGCAATCTATTCAATGCCCGTATGCCATTTGCAGTGCCGCCGAACATTTTAAATTCGTCAAAGTCTTCGGCTGTCCAGGCTCCCTGGCGAACTAGGTTCTCTGCCCACTTCACCGTGCCATTTATAATTGCTTCACTGTTTGGCCCTAGCTTGGCCATCTCTGCATCCATGTCGAACTTGGCTTCTGGCCCTTCCGCATTCTCTGGCATTTTGGATAAGACCATGCCGACAATGGACTCAAAATCGTCCTGGGTCAGACCCCGCTCTGATGCAATTTCTTTAAAGCTAGACAGCAAGTCATCATCGTCGCCAACCTTGTCGCCAACAAACTTTAGATCGTACTGGCCATCTTCCGGAGCTTCATGTTTTCCGTTGCGGAGTTTTTTGTAAAGTTCCTGTTGGGATTTGGCCAAGCCCTCATAATCAGCGCCGTTGTCATCATCCCAGAATCTGTCAGGCAACCATTCTGGACGCTCACCAGATGCCGCCTTGTCAATGTGATCGATGGGTTCGTCTTCGACTGCTACTTCCTCTTGCGGCATCTCTGCTTTGTCTAGCAGCCCACCAGTTTCAGCGACTTCCTCTTTCACTTCCTCATCAGCCATCTGCTTTTGCCCTTTCTGCTCGTAAAGCAATTTCTCTGATTAATGTGTTTTGACCTTCACGGTAGTATCCAAAGTCTGTGGCATAACCGGGTGCCCAAGTCGGTTGACGCAAGTAACTGCCCACCAACCAATCAAACATCAGTTTGCCATCAGCCGTATCCAGCACCCGTGCAATGGCCCGGTCTATTTCCTGCTGATAGTTCTCCGGCTCATCTTCTGGCAACGGAGACTCTGCGTTGACGCCCTCCCAACCAGGCGTCATTAGATCGTGAATGTCGGCCATTACTTTTTCTTTTTCTTGGCCACCTTAACTGGCTTTTTTTTGCTCGAACTTCCGTATCCTTTACCTTTAGGCATCTCTAACTCCTACATTGGTGGTGCTTCAGCTGGCACCTCTTCCGGTCCAGCCATTTGCGCTTGCTGCATCTGCATCATTTCCTGCATCTGCTGTTCTAATTCCTGGCGTTCATCATCTGACGTGATGAGGTCTCTGGGTACGCCCAGCTTTTCGGCCACATAATCACTGACCGCATCTGCCTTGATGGTAGACTGCGCCACAGGCCCCATTTGCCCGGCTATCTGTGCCCATTGCAGCACGTCTTGTATGTCATCCAGGTGCTGGGCTTTGGCCAACGGGCTGACCGGCACCACTTGCACTTCCAGGCCGTTAATCTTGAGCGGCAAGTTTATCAGGCCACGCTCATCCATAATTTGCATGGACCGGCGGGTG